TTCGTGCTAAAGTCTTAGCTCCCGGCGGTCTACCGGGACGCCCCGCGCTACGCCCGGGATTCTTAGTTTCTTCGTATCGCCGACGTTTCTCTAAAAGCTTGGCCCCTTCAGGGTGTCTAATCTCTTCTATTTCCTCTTCCTCTTCGAAATCCATAGGAACCGGCGTTCCCCCTACCAAAGGGTTAAAATAGCCCTTTTGCCTATCATCAACAAATTTTTCCTGAGCTTTGTCTAGCTCTGCTTCGCTCGGGAAAACTCCACTATCAATAACCTCCATGCCTTGCGCAGGAGGTAGGATCCCTAATTCCATCATCCGGGTAATAACACGTTGCATCTGTGCCGGATCCTTAAGGTCGATAGTTTCGAATTTAGCTGTAGGAATATTGCGAAAACCGAAATTTTTACACAGCTGCCTAATTTCACCCTGTAAAAACTCGTTCAAAAACGTATCGCGAGCCTCCTTTAATCGCTGCAAAAACATTTGAGCCTTAACTTCAGTGCTTGCGAATTTCTCTTGGCTTAAAATGATATTTTGTAAACCTTCCTTAATATCTTGATTGACAACTTCATATTTTTGAGGGCCAATAACCTTATTGATATCTGGAATAATAAATTCTGCGTTAGTTGTGTAGTCGCTCACCAAAATACGACCCACGCTTTGGTTTTGAAAAAGCGTTTGCATAGCCCTGATGTTCTTAGGATTTACGCCACCTTTGTCCGGGGTAGTACCCATGGTTATCAACAAAACTACATTTTCAATGGTTCGACAAATAGATTGATCTATCTTCTTCATCTCCATTTTGAAGTTAATGTCGTCTAGCACCGGAAACCCAAAGGGGATAGCAAAAGGTTCATAATCTTGTTTTTTGTAAAAAGCATACCGTAACCTCTCAGGATCAAGGCTTACCTTTATACCGTCAATTGCCCAACTATCGTTCTTAATTCTCCTTTTGATGTCTTCGGGCAACGCATCGTAAATTTCACGATCATCTTCGGTTTTAGGATCCTTCAGTCTCTCCACTTCGTATTCACTAAGCACCTTTGCATACAAACCATACTTATCAAAAGAAGTCGCTCTTTGAGCTACTACGTCATATGGATTCAATAAAATATAACGAACTGGAATTTTATTGCTCAACATGTTGATACCAAGGTTACGAACCTTTGAGAAATCGTCAGCCTTAAATTTGCTCTGAAGAGTATAAAGAAAGATGTTCCCGCTACGATAAAATTCCCTAAAAAACTGATCCTTTAAGCTCCAAATTTTAATCTTCTTGAACCAAGCCTTAATAAATTCCCTAGATTTGGCACTTCCACCCTCAAGGTATATTTGAGAGTTGGCAAAATCAGCCATTGTGTCAATGGAATTTCGAAAAACAGCTATATTTGCATAAGCTTTTTGACAAAGCTCAATTGTATCCCTAACATTAACGCCATCAACGGCATACTGATAAGGCAACATCCCTCCACGAATATTAGCATATTTGTAGAGTACTGGAGCAATCGCAATATTGTTCCTTCGGGTGCTAGTGTTTGCCCCTCCCACGGGGGCACGCGCATAGGCTTTGGATTCGTAAGCATAAAAGGAATCCCCTATTAGCTGAGGCTCATAGGCCCCATCGTTGTTGGCCTGCATGATATTCTCAATAGGTTGAGACTGGTTTTTAAGTTTTTCCCAATATTCAGACCGCTTTGTGTATTTACGTTTATTCGCCATTTTCTTAAAAGACTTTACACTTAAAGTCACCAAAGTGACTTTGAAAGTTACTTTACATTATAAATTGAGGTTCAAATGTTTCTATAACATCTTCCGGTTTATGCGCCTGAGCGTCAAAATAAACTTTAGCCATCCAATTCGCCAATACTAAAGCAGAGTAGGAATCCTTCCGGGCCTTATCCGGTCCTGTCTGGCGCCTTAAATTAGAAGGAAGATCAAATGTTTGGGTTCCTTGTGCGGTAGTTGTTATCTGTATGAGAGCACATTCGTTTTTAGTTAGCTCCATCATGTCTGACTGATGCTCTATAAAGTCTATCATTTTGGCTGCCGAGGTTTGTTTTGCCTCTTCACTAGTGCGCAAGAACTTGATATCAGCGATAGGTATCTTCTTGCGCTTCTGCTGAAGATAAAAATCGTCAATAGCCCTGCTTGCAAAATACAATCGATGGTGATCAAAATTTGCTTGAAGTAATTCGTTGGCTTGCCTTATCCAATTGCTCGTAGGTTTTCGTAATATCACATACTGATACTCCCCTTTGTTATATTGGTTTTTATAAGAACGCAGATCATTTTGATATTCTTCCGGCTTGTCGAGACCAACTTCAATTGTTTTAAGCTTGATGTTCTTGCTTTTAAAGGTATCGCTTTCGTTGCACGCCTGCATAAACTGCACCCCTCCATTATAGTCACCACAAACAGCTACGATATTAAAATTCTGCAAACAAAACAAAAGATAATTAATATGACTTTTTAGTGAAGCGCCGGAAAGCGCATAACTATGAACTAACGTAATCTTTTGGGTTTCTGCGTTAAGTTTTAAAATCTGAATGGCAAAATCATCTGAGCTTTCAGTTTGAGACCATGAAGGGTCAAAAGCTAAAATATATTCGCTACCCGGTTCTCCTTGCACCTCTACGCAAGGTAAGTCCCCGTCGGAAACAGTACAAAGGGCCATCTTACTGGTTTTAAAATAACCAGAACTATCATCCGTAAACAAAGCCCCAAATTCTCGCTCAAATTGAGACTGACTCATCGTTGCTTTGGCTTGAGTAATTAAATTCTGATCGTAGAGCTGCGCTGGAGCGCAATCATAACTATACTGCATAATACAACGTGAAGCTTTGTCTTTTTGCTTAGGCTCTGCTATCAGGTTTTCGAACTGAGTGTATAGTTTGTAAAGATATTCAAACTTATAAGAAGCCGACGACAATGCCACTAATTTATTATTTGGCCATACGTGGCGATCTCCCTTCTCCATCTTGTTTTCTTTTATAAGAAGACTTTCCAATTTAAAAAGGTCGTCCCGCTGAGTGGGATTTTCCACTACGGCTAAAAATGGCACAATAACTTCGTTGTAAATTCTTTCGGGCATCAAAGCGAACTCATCAATAATTATTCTATGAAAACGAAACCCACGAAGTTTTTCTCCGTCTCCCAACGGAAGAGCCCGAATTCGACTAGCTCCAATTTCCATTAGCCATTCATCATTACTCTTAGAAGTTTTAGTGATACACTGTCTGAAAAACGCCGCGTCAGGCTTGTTGGCTATATCTTCAATTTTTTTAAAAATCATTTTTGCTTGCCGAAAGGATTTAGATAGAATTCCAATTTCTACCCCTTGATTCAGCACAGCATCCAAAGCCGCGAAAACACCTGTAGTAAAAGACTTCGACATTCCACGAGACCAAACCCCTAAGAAATAATCCCTTTCAAACATTGACTTAATTGCCATATGTTGGAACGGAAAAAGCTTTACCCCTAAAACTAAATCAGTAGTAAACGTGATGTTGTTTCTTAAAAATTCATAAAGAGCTATCTTGGCTTCTTTTTCCTCCATGAAGCCTTCTATCTTTAATAGTTCGGCATTATCTCGGGTTTTGTCAACGCGGCGAGTCTGTTCTCCTTTAATCCAGCTCATTTTTTTGATCTAAAAAATATTGCACATCCGTTTGCCAAACCTGCTTACCGTGAATTAATAACCTTGGTATAAGATCGGAAGCCTTCTCTCGTGTGCCAGTAAAAACAAACTGGCAAACCCGAGGGTACTCATGGGAAATCTCTTTTATCTGGCGAAGCACATAGTCCATATTAGCGCGACGATTGAAGATCTTATTCTCTTTAATTATTTTTGAAACGCTTGATTCAACCACAACAAAAAGATAGGAGTCCATCTCCTTAGCCCTCTCTATTTCTCGCTTAAATCTCTCTATGTTATGTTTGTTTAAGGTGCCTTGCAAATCGCTCCCCGACTTTCTGTCTACAAATGTATAATTGTAATATTCCCCTAAAGTAGTATAATCTCCTATGTCTAACTTCAGGGTTTGCGTGGCGCATGCAAACTTTAATGGTTTTTGTTCCCTTGTGTCTACAGCTAAAACTAAATCACCGGGAACCGGCGCCTCGAAAAAACTTTTTGGAAGGTTTTTATTATAGAGTGGCTCGCATCCTATTGTGTGACAAACAGAATTATAGCTTCCGTATAGTTTCCGGTAAACAGAAATTGGTGGCATAAAAGAATTAACTGTTTCCAAATGAAAGGGTCCATATTTCCTTTTCTTTTTCAGCTGCCGTTTTTCAAGTAAAGATAAAATATAATTTTTTACTTCTTCGGTAGGGTGTTGTACGCACCACTTTAATAATTGTTGCTTTGTAGAAAAGTCTCTTTCAAAATATTCTTCAAACCTTTTGAACGGGAGAGGTTCGCCGGTAAGCTTATTTAAACGTGGGTGATATTTCGTGTAATAAGAAGCGAGGTTCAACCTATGTTGCTTGAGGTGCTTGTGCAAAGAGGCCCGGCTAGTAAATTCCTTTTTACATTCGGCGCAAGGAAAAATTCTGGTACATATTCTTTCCATTATATTGCATCCTCCCTACTGATTCCAAGTACGCGCGCCTTCCAGTCTGGCATTTTTTCTATCTCATCCGCTTCACGTCGAACGAGCTTCTTTTGCATCTCGGCCATCCTTATCATTAACTTCCTTTCTTCTTCGTCCTGAAAAAGCTGCACTAACGAAATGATAGAAGCGTTCCTTTGTTGTTGGTTCGCTACCCGCTTAGCTCTTTCGCCATTAAGTTTAGCAAGCATCTTATCTATACGGTTGATGCACTGATTGTACTCCTCAGCTTTTGTTTTTAACATCTCCGTTAAGCGCATTGTTAAGTCATTTTGCCCCTCGGTGTCATCAAACATCAAATTAAGCTTTTGCTTTTGTTGCTCAATCTCTTTTAAATTAACGTAATCCATGCAAACATTAACATATAAATTTAACTCATCAGAAGTTAAATCTGGCTTATCCCAAGTACTCCGTATGTATTCAGACTCAAACAAATCTCGACTCTGCTTGGTAATATAAGAATTAATAACCTGCAGGAAACGAGGAGCACATACATAAGAAATTAATTTTTCTACACATTTTCTATCTTGAAGATTTATTTTGGCTACATCAAATTCCTTCGAAGCGACCTTGTTGAGCTTTTTGATAGCGGTGGAGAGAATTGTCGGGGGAGTGTATTTTTCTCCTGCGGCATCGTCTCTCAAATTAGTAGAAGCGGGAAATTCTCTGTTAATGTATTCACACAAGGCAATAAACTTATCCGTTTCCCCAAAGCCCTTGCTTTCTGCCTCTTGAGGCCAAAGCAGTTGGCCGACCTCAAGCTTTGTCATTTCAGGGCAGTAATGTTGCTTAATAAAGGACTTTTCATCCTCTGTTAAAAAATGCTTCACCACTCTTTTCTTAACTTTGGTTCGGTAACTTAAACCTTTCTCTACCCAATATTTTCTTAAAGCTCTCCCCCTAACGGTGCTACCCTTTTCGTTTTCGTCGTTAAATAATTTTTTTGTGGCGTTGCTGAGATCGCCATCTAACTCCTCAAACAGCTGGAGGCTCCGCTGTTTCTCTTCTTTTGATAAAGCGTATTCTTTCATTCGAAAAATATATCAGTTTCCGCACATATTTTGCGGGCAACTTTTTTATAGAAATTCTTCAGGTTTTTAATCTGCTTGTAACCAGCCTTGCGTCCTTTTTCGTTGCTTTTGTATCCCAAAACTTTTGCGACCGTTTCTTCATCGATGTAATCTATAAATAACATTTTATAAATAATAAAATGACGATCGTTTAGATACTCTCTCATATGTAAGTGCATACCACCTACGGCACCCATTATGTCATAATGATCTTCTGGAAGGGTTAGTCCATTAAAAGGGTTCGTCTCAAGGGCTACGGGCACCTTGATATCATAAGCTTGTTTTCGTGTCTTTTCCCACTTGGCATATAGCGTACATTCACTAGACTGTAATCCGGTGGATGTTTGAGAGCACAAATTGGACACTTGTCCCGCTCGCTGTTCTCGAGATTGGTTATACTTGCAACTTATGCAGGGGCTAGCAAAATTAGAATAATTATTCCGTAAAATATTCTTGAGCTGATTGGAAATGATTTTGTTTACCCATGGCTCTATAGGTCTAACTTGATCCCACTGCTCCCATTTTTTATAAATATGAGCACGGATAATTTGAGATACGTCATCGAAATCCAGCCACGCTATGGCATGAAGGTGCCACTTATAGTAGCGCTTTCTTATTTCGTTGTCTATCGTATCTGATTTATCCTCATACGTCTGTCGCTTGTTCGCTACCACCTATATCCTTGAATTTACCTCTGGCACTGCTGCACTCGGCCTGCGACACTTTGAGAAACTCATCTTTTGAAAGTTTTGTGTGATTACCTTGTACCTGAGCTGGAGATGTCAGATCTTTTGGATTTAAGGGGTTATTCACAAGTGATTCAAAACTTACCTTTGAAGAAGCTCCTGCATCAATATCGTATTCAAGGCGCGACAGATTGGGGACTCTTTCTCCCTCTGATGAACGCTCCACAGTTTGAGCGGTAGAACTACCATGCTTAGCTGCTGAAGAAACCTGAGTCATCCCGAATGGGGCGAATGCTTCACCACACCCTTGACAGAAGTTCGGCTTCTTTAAGGCGTATCCGTTTTTTGCTCCACATTCAGGGCAGAATATACTAGCCATTTTTTTATAATTTATTTTATAGTTACTGTAAATTTTGACATGCGTCAAATTTCCTCTGTTTATAATTTATTTTATAGGGTTATTTTCTAGTTTATTTACAATAAATTTTAAAATTTCACTGCGCAATATATCCTCTTCACCAAAGCGAAAGGTGTATATACCTTTATCTTTACACTCATTATCGTCAAATAACCCCATCAATGGCTCGAAACCTGTCTTACCGTTAATATCGGACTGCATGGGGTCTCCACAGATAAAATATTTAGAGTTGTTACCTATTCTGGTTATTAGGGTAACCAGTTCTTTTCTGGTAAAATTTTGAGATTCATCTGCAATAATTAGCTTGTTATCCCAACTCGCACCCCTTAAATAATTAATAGGGGCACACTGAATAATCTTCTCTTCCATTAACATTTTGATTTGATCTGTAGACAAAAGCTCCGACAATTTATCTTGAAGAGGCATCATAAAAGGATGGAACTTCTCGTCTACATCTCCCGGTAAGCTTCCTAAATTTCTTTCACCACTCTCCGCAATAGTACGCACATAAAACAAATCTTGGTTCATATTCATATTAAACAGCTGTAGAGCTGCATAAATAGAAATAAAAGTTTTAGAAGAGCCCGCTGGGCCTGAAACAAAAACTATCTTAGTGTTTTTGTCGAACGCTATTTTTAAAAACTCGTGCTGTTTTTCAGTTAGTTCAAATTTCTTTAAATAAAGCTTATACTTATTGTCTGCAAGAGATATTATTTTTTCCGACGCTGAAGACTTTTTCCGTCTGCTCATCATTAAATATTACACTTGACTTACTCAATTTGTCCAGTATAATTTAAAAGAAGTATGGTTTTCCATGTTTTATCAATTCCGGTTCACCCTACACGTAAAGAAATAACTTTATGTGCCTTCACGCAAAAAGTTTATAAATTTTGCAAAATCATGACAGCGCGTGGCCACACTGTGTTTCACTACGGGCATCCGGATTCAAAGGTGAACTGTACCCAGCATTTTAATGTAATCTCTAGAGCTACCTATGATGAGGTTTACCAACAAAAATCATGGAAAGAGTTTTTGCCTCAAAAGGTTTGCAATAAAGCTCATGAGGAATTTAACAAAAACGCTGCCGCCTTAATCAAAAAAAATAAACAAAGTAATGAAGATTTTGTATTGGCTTTTTGGGGTTTCGGTCATGCTGCGTGCTGCAATGAACTTAAGGATGATTATATAATCGTTGAGCCAAGCATTGGTTACGATTCTGGTTTTGCCCCCTTTAAAGTGTTTGAAACGTATGCTCAATTACACGCATTGCATCATCAAATATACGAAAAGACTACGTGCCCAAGTTTCACAGACCATGTCATTAGGCCCGGTTTTTATTTAGAGGACTTTGAATATAAAGAAAATAAAGAAAATTATTTATTATTTTTAGGAAGAATGGTAGACGTCAAGGGTATACAAATCGCTCAAGATCTATCAAAAGCCTCCTCTACCCCTATAAAATTCGTGGGACCCCAAAATCTTAAAAACAAACTTAAAAAAAATAATCCATTAGCGGAATACATCCCAACCGTCAGCCACGAAGAACGTAAAAAGCTTCTCTCCAACGCTAAAGCTTTAGTGATGCCTACTCTCTACATAGAGCCTTGTGGGTGGTCAATGATCGAAGCTTTTATCTCCGGGACCCCTGTTTTATCTACTGATTGGGGAGGATTTTCAGAGTATAATATCCACGGGCAGACTGGCTTTAGATGCCGTTCCCTCAACGAATTTTACCATGCTCTAGAATCCATAAACTTCATAAAGCCGCAATTTTGCAGAAAATATGCAGAGGAAAATTTTACCATTGAGCTCGTGGCCGTTATGTATGAAGCCTATTTTGAACACTTGATTCAGGTTCGCAAACACGGGCTCGGTGCAGTTTTTAATAAATGTAAATTCCTAGTTAAGTAAAACGTGTGTAACATTATTAACGATGACACAGCTAAAACGAGAAGAGCCAAAAAAAATTAACTTTGCAGATCTGGATGGGTTCTTAAAAATAGCCCCAATAATTGGTTTGGCCGTTTTGGCCTACCTGCAAACCCTCTTTCCAAGCAAAGTCGAATTCAAAGAAATTCAACAGCAATTAATCCAAATGGATAAAAAAATTACGGAAATGGCCGTTATACAAAGAACTGTAGGGAATAATTCTTCTGATATCCATCAGTTGGAAGACCGCATGAGATTAATTGAGGTTGAGCTAGCCCGTCATAATGCCGCCACAAATAGAAAAAAAACCGTTACCAACTAATATAAAACATGAGTCACATATCAGGCGCATACACTTACGAATTTGTTAGATTAGATCCTTTCTACAACAACAGCAACAAAACCGGCATTTCTTCGTTGGTTGTTGGAATGAGCTGCCAATTTTCAGGAGTAGATGAACTAGCCAACCCCGTAACACAAAGCGCTTACATAGACGGAACCACTGGTTTTGTTGAATACGTACCAACCCCGGATTTTCCCACCTCGGGAACCACAGGAATGGCCGCGGTCTCTATCAATCTTACCCCAGAATATGTAGCAGACAATATTAGCGGAATAGCCAACGACTACGTTTCCGGGTTATGTTGGCGTCACCTCTTGTCCGGTCAAATTTCAGGCAAAATTGAATCCCCAGTTAGAGACGCTAATTTTCCGTATCCTAAGGGAACCCCCGTTTTTCCCCCGGTAGATCCTCACGACATGTGAACAAACCATCCTGTCCGCTGTCCGGTCTGAAACCGGGTTCATTTGGAACAATGGAATGCTTCCATCTGGATTTGAGCGATACATTTCGGCTACGAGAATTGGGGTTTCTGCCGGGAACCATTATCCGGTTGGTAAGGCGGGCTCCCTTGGGAGATCCGATTGAGGTGGAGATTGGAGGCGCCCATTTGGCCTTGCGTCAAAAGGATGCGGCCTTGATTCAAGTGAGAACCGACTAAAAAGCCCCGCGCAAGCGGGGCTTTTCTTTTTTAATTACTTTATTATAATATCACCACCACGTGACTCTGGTCGCCTTATTATAACCATTCCAACCTTACTTCTGGGTATTTGTAATTCCCAGTTTATCTCAGGGATAGATTTGGTAGCTCTATCAGCTATCCGAGATGGAATATAATACGGTCGATGATATTGTACAACAAGGTTCTCACCCTTTCATGCAGGCCTCTTCCGGCGGTCTCCCCCTCCAGACCTTGAACGCCTACCTTTGTCTGAACCAGACCTCCGGCCCTTTTTGCGACCTTCAGCCGAAGGGCGTTTAGCGGCCGCTTTCTTTCTCCACTCTGTGGTAGCCTTA